ATAATGATCAAAGGTAAAGGCAGACAGGCAAAGGATCAGTTTATCTATCTTGATGAAATAACATTAGAAGCAATCAATGATTACCTGGTACTGAGATATAATCATGCCGATGATCAGCCAATGTTTACAAGCATGAAGAATGGTACAAAGGGAAGAAGAATGCCCGGTGTCAGCTTATCGTACGTCATTAAGGAATGCCTAAAATCAATAAATCTAACTGGAAAGTACTACTCATGCCATTCACTTAGACATACAGCAGCAACACTACTCATTGAAGCAGGTTACGACCTGCATCAGGTACAGCGATTTATGAGGCATAAATCACCATCCACAACGCAACTGTACACACGGATGATCGATGAGAAAATAAGCCTTGAAAACCCTCTTTCCAATGCATTAGTGAACCTTATAAATAACAACAAGAAATAATAACCTACTAAATTAAACATTGAATTTCATACAGTAACACAAAAAAACCTCTGAAACAATGACTACACCTGAACTTTTAATTTTCATCACCGCTACAACGCTGATACTTCTTATATACTTTGTAGCTAAACAGTGGAAGAAGCCTACCTGTCGTATCATACACAGGCGTGAAGTGCTCGATTTTACCACTGAACAAAATGAGCCAATTTATTGCATATATACATGCGATAAATGTGGAAGAGAACAACACGGAATTCCACCCTGTGAAATGTGTGGAAGTGATAAGATGAAACCTATTAAATAATATCAGATGGATAAGCTAACAATACAATCGCAAATGATAAGCCACATGTCGCTATCAACCAGCCATCATTCATTAACCAAGTACACTGTTAAGAATAAAGATGTTGTTGTGTGTGAGTTTATTGGAGAGTCGAAGATAAGAAAACGTAAGGGTACTTACGGTGAGTTCGGTAAGAGTGAATCCTTATGGTACTTTTCTGATACACCAAGGGGTAAAGAGTTCAAGACAATAGAAGAGCTATTGAAGTCAGTCAATATAACTAAAGAACAACTACAATGAACACACCAACACAAAGCATAACAGAACAGCAAGCAGCAATGGTTGAAGATATGATGGAAATGTATTTAGATGGAAAGCCAACAGGAATATTAATACAAAATAGAATTGATATCAATCACTTTGATGATGATCTTACTGATTGGACAAAGCCTGATGCAGGAGTTATTCATGTGCCTGACCACTTCGATAAGTTATTCAATAGCTTTGGAATGCAGATGCGCTTCGTAACAATATCAAGAAAGAATGAAGTACAGGCAATTGCCCATATGGTGCACAATGCGCATAAGTTTTTTCATAATTACTATAGAAACAAGTATATGGGTACTCATGAAACACCCATAAACAGTACAAATGGGGATAGGGGTTAAAATCTCTCAAGCATATACTACAGGGATCGGTGTGGAGTGCAATTTTCTCACGTGCAAAATTAACAGAAATTCAGGATCATGACTAAAGGAAGAAAAACGATATCGGATTCACAAAAAAGAATGAAGGGAACGGACCAGAAGATCCGCTTAACGGAAACCAATGCTCCTGCCCTTCCAATAATTTCAAAGTTGCCTCCACCAAAAAACCTTTCGGCAACCGGTAGGAAGATTTATAAATCTGTAGGAACCCTGCTCATGAACCTGAATGTTCTCAATGAATTGAACTTTCCCCAGTTCTACCAGTACTGCAAAGAGACTGAATTGTACTACGATTGCATGGAACAAATGCCAACTACGAAAGATTTAATTCATAGCGTGTATGCTGATACTGGGAAAACCACAAAGGTGAAAGCTCTCAGGAAAATTGCCGAGTCTGCTTTGAGTAATTCCAAAGTGCTGGCATCGGAATTTGGATTAACACCTGCAGCACAAGCAAAGATTTTGAGCAAGCTCACAACAAAACAGCAAAGCCCGCTGGATAATTTTTTTAGAGAATAAAAAATGACACACAGAGAACTTTGTATAAAAGCAGCTATGTATTTAAAGAATAAAGGTATTCACGGATTCCATAAATGTCAGTATGTTGTTTGTGAACTTGAAAGAGTTGGAGAATGTCCTGATGCTTTTGGATGGGGTGGTTCATCAACTCAGCTAATAGAAGTAAAAGTTTCACGATCTGATTTTCTTTCAGATAAAAATAAGCTGTGGAGAAAGCACCCTCAAATGGGATTAGGTAGGTATCGCAGTTACTTATGCCCGGAAGGTGTAATTAAGCAAAGTGATTTACCTGAGAATTGGGGATTGCTTTACATAAGTGAATCTAATAAGATTACTCAAATTGTAAGTCCTGAGTTTCAAACTTGTGATTGTGTTGAAGAAATGAATCTGATAACATCCATACTAAGAAGGGAAGGAATCAGACCAAAGATATATAGTTATAAGAATTATAAAATAAAAGTATAGTAATGCAAATACATTTTACAAAACAATTCCCTTGGAAAGAGCCTACATATTTCATTGAGAAGATATGGTCAGGATTTGCTCTTAACGATTTTCTATGGGAAAAAAGAAATGGATGCTGGTCAACTGAATTATACAAGGAAAAATTTCCATATGATTATGAATGGTTTCAAAGGTTTATCCAGGCAACCCCCAAAATCCACACAATCAGAGAAGATAAAAAAGACAGATGGAAAGCCGGAATTCCTATTCACTATGAGCAATGGACTGATAAACCTTACAGATCAAAATGCTATCATTTCGCACCTGTTATTCCTTGCATGAGTGTGCAGAAAATTAAGATTAGTTGGTCCGGAAATCATGTTTTAGTATTCGTCGATGACATGCTAATTTTTGCAGATCAGCTTTATAAACTTGCACGAAACGATGGCTTTGATTCCATTGAGGATTTTTTTAAATGGTTCAATAAAGATTACACTGGAAAAATTATCCACTGGACTGATTGTAAATATTAGATAACAAATTATTATGAACTCTGCCGAAAAATACATCGAAGAAATTTCCACTGGACAAAAAATCACAGGCGAGTACGAACGTCTCGCAGTGGAAAGGCATGTGAACGATTTAAAAACGGGCATCGACCGTGGATTGTACTTCGATAAAAAGGCAGGCAACAAAGCTCTTCGTTGGTTTGAATTTCTTCGCCACTCCAAAGGATCTAAATTCGTGAACAAACCATTCGTGCTTTCACCATGGGAAGCGTTCATTGTATGGTCCGTATTCGGATGGAAGAGAGCCGACGGCAAAAGAAGATTCCGCAAAGCATACATTTCCGTTGCAAAGAAAAATGGTAAGACAGCCTTCGCAGCGGGTATCGCTTTGTATATGTTAAAGGCAGATGGTGAGCCACGTTCAGAAGTATATTCCGGTGCAACGAAATACGCCCAGGCATGTCTTAGTTTCGATGAAGCCAAAGCAATAATCCGCACCTCCCCCGACATGTCGGGCGTGTTCACCTCATTTGCACACAGCATTTTCGAAGAAACATCAGGCAGTTTCTTCCAGCCCCTGGCATCCGACTCCGAAAAGCAGGATGGACTTAACCCTCACTTTGTTCTTATCGACGAGTACCATGCCCACAAAACAAACGAACTTCTCGACAATCTTCAATCCGGTATGGCAGCCAGAGAGCAACCCATGCTTATGATGATAACCACTGCCGGGTTCAACCGCTTTTCCCCCTGCTTCGACGAAGAGAAAACCTGCAAGCAGATCCTTCAGGGAATTTTACAACAGGATGATAAGTTCGCAGTAGTGTTTTCCCTGGATGAGGGAGACAACTGGGAAGATCCATCGGTGTGGTATAAAGCAAATCCAAACTTGGATATTTCCGTTAACCAGAGTTTTCTCGATGATGAGTACAAAGAAGCAATGAACAACTCCCGGAAGATTGTAAACTTCCAAACCAAAAACCTGAACATGTGGGTGGATAGTGCAACGGGATGGATAAAGCACAAAGACTGGAAAGAATGTAATTTCGGATTGGACATTAAAGACTTCGAAGGCATGGAGTGTTACGGTGGTTTAGACCTTGCAGCACATGAAGATTTCAACTGCTTTACCCTCATATTCGATGATAAAGTTAACGCACGTGTTGCCATATTCCTGTGGAGTTGGATTCCTGAAAGTCGAACCACCGAGAAACGTGAACGTGTAGATTACCGTTCATGGGTTCGGGATAAGTGGATCATTACAACACCGGGCAACGTGATCGATATAGACCAGCAGGTCCATGACATTCTCGGCATCTGCAAACGCTTCGATGTAAAGTCAATAGGCTTCGACG